CTCTTCCACCGAGCTCGGTAAAGGCTTCACCATCGACCAACTTATAGATAGCAACAACACCTTTTACTACCGCGTGTGCAGCCCCCACGCGTGCCGCTATTGCGAGGACGAATACGTTAGCCACATGTACGCCGCCCAAATGGGCTACACCCCCACCTAGTACACCCACTCCGTGTAAGGCCTCACCCCACCCCCGGGTACGAAACCCTTACCGTTGCGCATGTCCAAGTGGATAAACCCCTGCCGGCGCCCATCACCTAGGCCCCCTGCCCACCGAGGACGAATCCACTGGTAAAAAGCCTCCAGCGGTCTATCCGTCGGATACACATCGAACGCCTCACCCCCAACGTGCCGCGATCCAGGCACCCCACCCACTTCTCTGTTTATTGGTTCCGGCCTATACCAGCTCGTGATCCCCAACGGACGCCCCCACGCATCCCGAATGCGCTGAAATTCCTGCGCCGTCCTAACCAACCGAGCTCGGACCGAAGCCCCTGCGGGCGGTGTGCGCCGTTTATCCCACTGCAGAATCTCTCCCACCGAGACGTTCGGCGTTACCAGCGCGTTGAAATCGCTCCAATCAACTCCGCCCCCCGCCCCAGCCTTAGCCGGTTCCCCCACCCTCCGCCAATGAGGGCCCCAGATGTACCAAGTACCTGCACCGCCGGCCAACTCCACTCGAGCATGCGCATTGGCCGCCACCTCCGTGTACTCCGCCACTCCATAAACCTTGCCCGCAGCAACAGGAAGCACCCCCTCCTTACCGAGCTCGGCAGCCTGCTTCATCTCCTTCTTAAGCACCGTCGCCCTCCGGGCCTCAATGCGCATCACTTCGGGCTTGGACGCATGAAACTCACTTTGAGACTGCCCCGTTTGCCCGGTTCCGTGCTCGCGCATCAGCTTGATCAGCTTCTCGGCGTAGGTCGGATCAGTTGCGTAGCCTTCTTTGACTAGGTGGCGCGCCCCCGCTTCTTTAGAAGCTGCAGTATTAACCCCTTTGTACTGTTTCCAATTTTTGTACCAACGTTCCACCAAATAGACTACACAGTCATACAGCGAATCAAAATCCTCAAACTCTGCATTTATTGTAACGAACTTACCCCCCTCAAACTCCTGTGTGGCGTGCGTGGTGCCTTTACCTTTAATACCGAAATAATTGTTCTTACCACTGGTCTTTTTACCCCAGCCCGATTCCAGTGCCCACTGGGACGCCACTAGCTCCGGGTAAAACGCCCCGGCAGCCTTGGCCGCACTCGCTACACCCGCCCATGTGTTGTCGTAGCTCCGAGGACGGGAGGTAGCCATGTGAGGTCCGTAACTACCTAGAGCTTACCGGCCCTGGTGCAGGTTTCATCGTTCGTCTACATGGGCCCTCCAATGGAAGGGCGTGTTACATAGAGGCGGGAGCCGAATGACCAAGCTCTTCTGCCAGCCTTTTTTGGGAGGAGGATAGTGCAGGCCATATAAGCCGCATTTTGCTGGGTTCCATATTACACAAATCATCTTTGTATTTCTGTTTTTGCAAGCTGATCTTAAAGAACGAAGGAGAATTATCAATTTTGTTTGAAGACGCCAAAGAACAACAAAAGCCTGCTTAGGGGTCAAACATTTATTCTTACTGTAATACGATACAGCATTACGCAATATCTCGTTGTTTTCAGCTTTAGCAAGTCGCTGTAAGACCTTAATGCAGGAGTCAAAACGCATCTGCTGTGTCAGTCGATCAAGTTTTTTCTTGGCCTGTTGTTTCGAGAGCCTGAGGCTATCTTCAAAAACAGATAGCCCAAACTTTAATATGCACTGGGATCCAACCCATAAAACTTTTGCCGTATGAACATTCCGTATCTTAAAATGGTATCGAAGTTGTTCTTGCTCACACATCTGACATGTTTCAACTGGTTTTTCGTGATCTATAACCTCATTAGTAAATGCCCATTCCTCAAATGCCTCCGGCAATGACTATCCTAGCGAAAGAGGCAGTATGTTTTTTCTTACTAATTGTGGGTAGCTTAGTGGATTGGTCATGCGTGTAGAGATACATAACAGGGTAGCCCCAACCAATTTATCAGCGCGGCACGTTTTTCCAATACTTTTCTTCCGCCTTCCCCTTCCACGCCTCGAACTGGCCTAAGCGCGCAGAAGCCCTAGCCCGGCGTTTCCTCAGATTCCAATCACAAAAAAACTGGGCATCCTCCACCAAACGATGAAGGAGCCCATTAGGTAGCCGACCTGCTAGCTGGGTCAACCGAGTCAACAACCGAGAACGAACCTCGGCTTCCGTCATCCACCGACGCGCACACTGCTCTTGGCTGCCACCGCGGGTTGACTGCCCTGTGGCGTCAAGCGAATGGAGTCGCCCTCGAGATTTATGTCGAGCACGTCGCCTGGCTCAAGCCCGAACTGTTTCGAGTAGGTCTTACCCAGCAGAATCACCCCAGTCTTATGAACTGTGGTTTCAAACTGTGCAGTTTTGCCGGGCTTACGCCCTACTCGCATCCCTACACCTTTGGCCTCAAGCAATGCTTCGCAGAATTGCTTAGCCATGATCCGCTCTTTGCCATTCTTGTCAACCCGAGTAAAACCAGCGGCATGCGCCAGTTCTGATTGATCCATTTCGGCGTTCGCCTTAACAAAGGCAATGAGTTCCTGACCTGTGAGCATCGGTGTAAAAGCGTTGCTAGTACAGTGTACACCCAAGCCTATCACTTCGCGTCAGCCCAAGTGGGACCAAAAGAAGCCTCCGCCACAATATGGACCTGCTTACACACCACCCCTCCCGCTTCCTCCATGCACCTCTTAAGCCGCACTAACCACTTATCTACAAATTCTTCCTCGACTTCGAGCACAATTTCATCGTGCACCATAGCTATTAGTAGTGCTTCCCTGACCCTAGCAGCTTTAATCTCTTTCCACAGCATAGCAATAGCTATCTTAGCTATGTCACCAGCGGTCCCCTGCACCTGCGTATTGATGCGCGTAGTGTACTTGTCATTGAACCCCGTCAAAATACGTCGCCTACCGTACCGCGTAAACACCGCTTTAGTCGTCTTATTACCTTCCTCCGTCTGCCACTCATGTAATTTAGGATAAGCACTACGGAACCTCTCTACTATAACCTTAGCCTCATCTAAATCCATATCTATGCCATACTGCGCCACCGCTTGCTTGCGCAAAGTAGCGGGCCCCGCCCCATACAACAACCCAAAATTTGCAACCTTAGCTGATTGCCTTTGCGCCTTATTCACCTGCTCAATATCTATCCCCGCCATGCGCGCAGCCGTCTCCGTATGCAGGTCCCGTCCCGCCTTGTACGCCTCCAGCATGCGCTCCTCCCCCGACAACTCCGCCGCCACCCGCAGCTCCACCTGGCTGAAGTCCGCAACCACCAACTTATATCCATCCCGAGCACGGAATAACCCGCGAAAGTCCCCGCTGCGCGGCACTTGTTGAAGGTTTGGCGCGGCAGCGGATAGCCTGCCGGTCTCGGTTCCCATCTGCCTGTACCCACAATGAATGCGCCCATCTGGCCCTACCGACTCCCTTAACTTCTCGATGTGCGACACCCGCGTAACCGCAGTCTTCCACTCCAAATACAACGCAATCAACTCATATTCACTCTTCAAAAAAGCCAACAAGTTCTGATCCAAACTCGGTGCCCCCTTCTCGTCCGGCGGCAGCAATATCCCCGCCTGCTCAAACCGCTCCGCCATCTGCTTCGGCGACCTCGGATTGAACCCCTTGTACACCTTTGTCCCCAACCTCACCGAGCCCGAGTCCTTCTCCCGCGTATTGAACTCGGTAGATCCGTCATACCGCGGCAACCACGCATTCGGATCATTCGGGTTCTCCTGCCTAATCGCCGCATCCAGCTCCTCGAGGAACTGCGTCTTAAGCGTCTCAGCCTTGTCTCGCAATGAGACCTCCAGCGCTGCAGCAGCCGCATCGTCGAACCCAAACCCATTCCACTGCATGAGCGCGATGGGTCGCAGCGCCTGCATCTCCAAGCGGAACACCTCCCACAGCGTCACCGAGGGCGACACCTCCTGCCCCTGCAGCGACTCCTCCAGCTTCGTAGACAGGCGCGGCAGGCACGCCGCGTCCCGGGCCGCGTAGCGCAGCATCTCCTCCGTAATCTCCCCGCCCCAATCGGCCTTCTGCAGCTCCTTGGTGAGCTCGACCCGCAGCACCCGGCCCACGATGCTCCCGAGGTCATTCTTCGCCCCCGTGCCGTTGTTGACGATCTTGGCGGCCACCATGGTGTCAAACAGCAGCCCCCCAAGCTCGACTCCCTCTCCCCTCAGGAAGTTCAGGTCGAAGGCGGCGTTCTGTAGCACCTTGCGCACTGGCCCTTGCAGCAGGCCGCGTAGCTCGCGCAGGCCCGGCCGCTGCCAATCCACCTGGCGCTCATCCCCCTCCCGCCACGCCGCCAGATCCACCACGAGGGCGTAGTCGCACGATGCGACTTGAATGAGACGCACGCGATTCACAAGCGGATCAAGGCCCGTGGTCTCCGTGTCCACGCCCAGCGCGGCCCCCAGCTCCCCGAGCTCGGCTACGCGCCTCTGCAGGAGCGCCGTGTGCTGGGGCCCCGCAATGAAGTCGAAATCGACATTTTCCAACGTCTTCTTGTGCTCCAAAGTTTCAATTGACGGCATAATTGCTCAAATGCATTAAGTGGATGGACCAGCTTTCCCTTAGCTTTGCGCAAGAGGCAGCATTAAGGCAGGTTGATGACTGCACAAATATAGCAGAACTTAAATCCCTAACAAAGACCTTAATGAAGACTCACTTTGAGTCTCGGTCCTTCATCGCACAACTGATGCTGCGCGACTTACCCAACATCCAAAACGTCAAGCCCCCCGGGCCGGCTCACCAGCCACCTGGGTAGTCCTCTGCTTCCCAACACGTCGACACCTCCTCAGGCTGCTCGCGCGCGGGCGCGCGTGTAGTGCCTGTGGGGATGTCCTTTGTCCGAACCACCCCTATATCGCTGTCGTCTACTGGATTCTTAGTTTGGACAGATTTTGGCGTGTCCGAACCGGCAGCCACCTCAGCCGCTAAAGCGCCAGCGTCCTCGGTGATCACCTCTTCGGTTCGGACAACTTGCTCTTCGCCCTCGGTGCTGTCCGAACTAGATCCCTTGCGCTGGAAGAACTCTGGTAGGGGTTCGGACAAAGGACACGAATTTAGAGACAACGCGCGCGAGGTTCTGTAGATCAGAAAGGCTCGACCCTTGGTGTTGGGTACCCGCTCACTGACCATCAACCCGTCCTCCACCCACCTATCCAGCCACCTCCCCACCGTCTTCTGCGATGGCACCCGAGCACGGTCTCCACGGGCCCCCTGCATGAGCCCCAGGAGCTTCCGCCACACCTCCTCCCTAGTCAGCCCCACCCGAACCCTTTCCTCGGCTTCCTGGGCCTTGCAGCCCTGCTTGACGATGTCCAGCACCTGGGTGAATGGATCGGCATCTCCCTGCCCGTCGTCCTCCATGCGCACCGTGGGGGTGTAGTCGTCCACCGAGTACGCAAAGTTCTCGTCACGCGACACCTTCAGCAGGTCGCCTTCCCGGCCAGCGCGGCTCTTCTTGATCTGAATCATCCGCACCGAGGCCGGGTTGGTGCCGCGCTCCCTCAGCGCCTCCCGCTCCTCATCCTTGAGCTTGCGCAGATGCCACTGCTCATCGACCGCATTGATCAGGTAGCGGTTGCCCCGCACCTCCCCGTTGGCGTTGTCGTGGTGGATCCAGATGATCGAGCACGCAGGAAAGCCGTCCTCCGCCGGGCTGCCATTGGCCTCGTTGTACCAGTAGAGCGGGGTTGCAAAGGCCTTCTCGATCTCCGAGACCTGCATGCGGCTCGAGCACGAGCCGATCGAATCGACGATCACCAGCACAGGCTTGTATTGCCTCACCCAATCCGCAAACTCCCGCATGTGGTTGAGCTGGAACCCGCGGATGACCCGGAAGTTGGGGTCCGACGGATCTATGTCGTTGTCCTGCAGGTCGCGCTTCAGCTTCGCCAGCGTCTGGTCCGACTGGATCCACAGCACCGGCCCCTGCACCACATTCACGTCGATGCCCCGCACCCGCATAGGGCGCCCGCTTAACACCGCCTTGGCCAGGCCCAGGCACGCCGAGGTCTTCCCGACCCCGCCCGAGGCGTGCATGATCACCTGCCCGGGCCGGACCAGCAGGTTTGGGATCACGTAGTTTTGATCGTCGACTTCGTCAAACCACCGCGCCGAAGTGTTCTGCGCATCCGCCGACTTCTTGTAGCGGTACTCCCCGAGGGCGGACTCACAGTCCTTGCCGTTCATCCGCCGGCCGGTCTCCACAGCCAGCTGCGCCATGCGGTCCGAACGAACCGACGGATTCCGCTCGCTGTCGTAGATCCGCCCCAGCTCCTCGAAGAACTCCACCGAGGACATCCGCACCTGCGGCACTTCCTTCTGGACCTGCGCCCGGGCGTCTTCGGGGTAGTTCAAGCCCAGCTTCCCGGCTATCTCCGCCACATACCGCTCGAGGTCGGGCCCCTGCGGCCGCTCCGCATATAGATCTCCCACGGTGGCCTTGTGGACGAAATCGAGCACGTCTCCACCTACCCCGCAGGCTTTGCAGTCCCAGCACCCCGTCGTCATGGAGTACTGAAAACTGGTACCACTCTTTCCGCCGTGCCACGGGCAGCCGCTCATGCCCTGCGGATTGTCGCCACCGCGCTCCTTCCACCCGTACTTGCCGAACGTCGGATGGTTGAACACCAGATCAGTCAGCCGAGGCCGCAGCAACTTCTGCACCTCCTCCTTGAAGAACCACCCGCGTATCTGCCGGCTCGGGATCGCCGTCTCCCCGAGCTCGGCGTCCAGCGCCTTCTGATCGGCGTCGCTGAGCCACTGCACTGGCTTGCGGAAGCTGCGCAGGACATCCAGCACCCACTCGGGCGCCAGCGCAACCTCGCCGCCGTTGTAGTTCAGCCACTGGTAGGGCCGCTTGGTGTCCGGGTGAGGGCTGCCCGGCACCACGCTCTGGCACTGGTTGAAGCGCAGCACGACCTCTTCGTAGGGCTGCTCCGCTGCGGCGTCACCCTGCTTCGTGTGACGCTCCACGTCGCTGTGGCCCAGCCTCCACACGCCGTCCTGCCGCAGGATCAGCGTCTTGACGTGCCGTAGCTCGGGCACCACCGAGGCCGGAACCCTGTACAGCAGCTGCCGGCGGCCAGGCTTCCCCGACGCCCATGACATGGTGCGCTCGGCGCCATAGGCGTCGTAGCCCTCCGCCGCCGCTCCTGCATAGCGCCAGTCGGCCTCCGGCCCATCGATGTCAAGCGCAATCAGCCCCCCGCTGAACTCACCGGTGACCACCCCGAGCCCGTTATACCCCGAGTTCGCCTTGTAGGCCTGCTCGCAGAGGTCGCGGCTGAGCGGTTTAGTGCTCCATTCCTTGACAAAGGTGGCTTTACCAGCTACCGGAACAAACGTCCACCAATCAGGGAATACGTTTTTCCGCAACAGTTCTATGGCTCGACCTTGGAGTTGGGCCGAACCATTTGCAATTCGCGTGTTTTCCATTAGCATTTGAAACAACAGAAGACCAACCAACCCTCCGCCGACCAGCGGGGGGTTTTTTCTTGGCCGTATCTCACGCTAGCCGGATCCCTCGGATGTCGCAACTCATCCCCCCGAGCCTGACAGAGCACATCCACTCCTGCACATTTGCGCGGTTTTCTTGACAGGCCCCCACCACCTATGTAGGATGCGCATGTGAGACCGAGCTCAACGCTCTGGTTTCCGGCACTACATCCACTACACAAGGAATCCCGCCACATGGATTTTCTCTCCATAACCGCCATCGAGGAGATCGCGAAAGAGACCTCCGGCTCTGGTCGCTATCTGTACCCAGCCAAGATCGACGGCGAGGTCCGCGTCCGTTTCTTCGGCTCCGGCATCACCGGTTTCGAAGCCTTCACTGACGACAACAAGCCCGTCCGCTGGGAAACCAAACCCGAAGAACTCCCCGCCAACATCAAGCAGCAGGAAGGTTTCCAGACCATCAAGCGTTTTCTCGCCGGCCTGGTGTACGACTACAGCGCCAACGACTTCAAGATCCTCCAGATCACACAGAAGACGTTGATGGACCAACTGTTCAAGTTCATCAAAGACGAGGACTACGGCGACCCCACCGCCTACGACATCAAGATCGGCAAAACCGGTGAAGGCAAAAAGACTGAGTACACCTTGGTCGCCGCCCCACCGAAGGCCGTCAAAGCGGACCTCCAAGCCCGCTACGACGAGCTGACCTGCGACCTTACCCGCATCTTTGATGGCGACGATCCCTTCGCCGCTCCGGCCGCCTGACCCAACTCCCGGGGGCGATCACGCCCCCTTTTTTACGCACCTGATGGACACCACCAAACTCCTCGGCCGCAACATCCGCTTCCACTTGTTTCGCACCGAGTCAACCCTGAAGGACGTAGCTGACGCCGCCGGCATGTCGACCTACTCGCTGGGCCGCCTGGCCAGCGGCAAAACCAAACTGATCGACCCCAACGTTCTCGTGGATCTCATGCGAGTCTTCCGCTGCGACGCCAACGCTCTGCTGCTCCCCATCGATGGCGTCCCTTATGACGGCTAGCCGAATCCGCGGCCTCCCCAAATACGAGCCCGTCCGCTCTCACGCCAATGGCGACCGCACTTATGCCACCCCGCTCGGCTCCTGCAGCTCAGTCACCACCATCCTGTCCAACACCCGCGACAGCTCAGGCCTCGAGCAATGGCGCGAGTCCGTCGGTGAAGCCCGCGCCGACTTCATCTGCTCCCTGGCCGCCTTCCGTGGCACCCGCCACCACGACCATGTCGAACGCTTCCTGACCGACGGCACCGAGCCCGCTTTCGATTTCCTTAACACTCCCTACTGGAACAGCAGCCGCGACTTCCTGCGCCGCATCGACAAGCCTCTCGTAATGGAGGGCGCCATTTATCACCCCCTCCGCTACGCCGGCACGTTCGATTGCATCGCGTACATGGATGATGACGGCGCTCAGCCTACTTTGCTTGATTGGAAGACCGCAGATAAAATACGCAATCCAGCTAAGATGTACGAGTATTCGTTACAAGTTGCCGCCTACACTGCCGCCGCCAACTACGTCTACAAACCCCAAGGGCTCGACATCACCCGAGCCCTAATCGTCGTCGCCATTCCCGACGAAGCCCCGCAGATCGAGGAGCTCAGCCCCCGCAAGCTGACGCAGTACATGCAGCACTTCGAAGCCCGCATCAAACGTTTTACCCGAGCACGCGGATGACTAAACCCACCCCCGTCCACGCCTTCGTCAGCAACGTCATCGGCGGCGCCCTTCTCTACCAACGCGCCCACGCCCGCGGCATCGACCCCACCGAGCTGGAAGCTCCCAATAGCTACGCCACCCTCGAGATCTACAAAGAGCTCACCGAAGAACTAGGCCTCAGCTTCGAGCACGCCAGCCACCACGTCCTAGCGAGCATGACCCACCTACTTTGCGAGGACTCGGTCCTGGCCGCCAACCAGAAACAGCTAGCCCGCATGCTCTGGGAAGTCCTAGGCGACCCCACCAACAACGGCACCAAGCCCCCCGCCATATACACCGAGGCCGCCAAAGCCGTCTACGCCTGGATGCTCGTTTTAATCCACCCCACCTTCCTCAACGCCTGACCATGCTCATCGGCATCTACTCCCCCGCCGCCGGCTCCGGCAAATCCGCCATCGCCGACCATCTGATCACCCACCACAACTTCGCGCGCCTCAGCTTCGCTGAACCCCTGAAGGACATGGTCCGCGTCCTCCTCGAAAACTTCGGTTACTCCCCCACCGACGCCCACGACCTAACCCACATCCACAAAGACGCCCCGATCTACGAGATCGATTCCCGCATCGACTCCCGCCACCTGCTGCGCACCATCGGCACCGAATGGGGCCGCGCCTGCATCCACACCGACATCTGGCTGCGCTGCTGGACAGCCCGCTACATGCGTCTCACCTCCGAGGGCTACGACCGTATTGTTGTAGACGACATGCGTTTCCTAAATGAGGCCAACCTGCTCGCCCGCTTAGACGCCCAACTCTGGTCCGTCGTGCGCACCGGCACCCCCCGCTCCACCGCCCACGCCTCCGAGGGCGGCCTCGACTCCTTGAAGCTCCTCAGCGATCCCACTAACGATTGTTCCCTCGGCTTCCACCATCTGATCAACAATGATGGCACCCTGGGCGATCTTCACTTTCAAGTAAACGCCATTCTAACTACGCCACAATCCCCCTAACCTCCACCCGTGCCTCCAGAACCGCCAGTAGTAGACCCGGCCGCATTAGCCACCTCCCTACTACCCCCCGCGGAGCTGGGCCCCCTAATCAACAGCACATGGAGCAGCGATCGGACCATCAGCGCCAACCTGTATGCGGTTGTGTACACAGCCCTCGAACTCGCGCTATCTAGGCACTCCTCGGCGCCCCTCGCCTAAGCCATGTCCGACCTCATAAACCAGTACCTGACCAACATTTCGCGACACCCAATCCTGTCCCGCGAAGCCCAACTCCGCCATTCCCGCCGCATCCAAGCCTGGGTGCGCTACACACCCCCGGGCACCACCAAGCCCGACCGCAGCGCCGCCCCCGCCTCCATCGTGCGCGCCGGCCGCCGCTCCCTGGACGTCATGGTCCAAACCAACCTGCGCCTCGTAGTGCACATCGCCAAGCGCTACCAGCACCGCGGCCTCGAGCTCGGTGACCTAATCCAAGAGGGCAGCATCGGCCTCATCCGCGGCATCGAACTCTTCGACCCCACCCGCGGCTACGCCTTCAGCACCTACAGCTACTGGTGGGTGCGCCAATCCATCACCCGCGCCCTGTACAACCACGCCCGCCTCATCCGCCTCCCGATAAACACGCAAGAAACCCTCTTCCAGATCCGCCGCTTCGTCAACCAATACACCGCCACCCACGGCGCCGCCCCCTCCGTCGACGTCATCTCCACCGAGCTCGACCTACCCGCCGCCCGCATCGCTGACACCCTCACCGTCTGCGCCGTCACCGACTGCGTCTCTCTTGACGGCCTCACCCCCACCTCCGACACCGACATCGCCGAGGTGATCAGCCACCCCAACCCCCCGCTGTCCGCCTTCCCCGAAGCCGCGCTCTTCTCCACCGAGCGCGAAGACCTGGTGCTCGGCGCCATCGCCGGCCTGCCCCCCGACGAAGCGCACATCATTACCACCCTCTTCCTTCGCGGCGGCACAATGCAGCAACTCTCCACCGAGCTCGGCATCTCTCGCCACCGCGTCAAGACCGTCTACAAGCGCGCCACTCACCGCCTTCGCACCGAGCTCAACTGGAGCCACGAGATGTTCATCGACTAGCCATGGCCCCCCTGCCCCTGCGCCCCCTGCGCTTCTACGAAATCTGGATGCTGAGGTTCCTGTCGCGCAGCCCGCGCATCCACCAGATCATCGTGGTGCAAGACGCTCTACTCCCAACCCCCGCGCCCCCCGAGGTCGTCGACTACCTGGACGCCTGCTACCAGGCGGAGCTTTGAGCGCCCGCGCTACCGACTCAACCAGATCGCGTGCCAGGTACCCACCAGCACAAGCGCCCCGAACACGCCACTAATGGCCGCCACGCGGATCTCGTGGTCGCGAATCGCGCCCTCGATCAGCAGCCGCACCTGGTCTTCGTCCATGGGCGGAGAGTAGCTACAGCCCCCGAGCGCGCAGGTAGTGGGTGTTACTAAGTGTGCGTACCTGGACTTATGGCTAACTGTGGGCGTACATACATATACATTTTTCCTGACGAGTTGGACGTGCCGTCCGCATGTGTCCCAGTCTCACCTGAGACTCAGGGTTGGATTGCTGAGACTCACTTGAGACTCAGGTCGTCTAGGTGAGACTCATGAGACTTAGCTGGGAGGCTTGACAGCTGCGGCAGGCCATGCAATACTGGCTTACGCGCACATGATGCGCGGTTCTGTCTCTGGTCCGCGCGCCTTGCGGCGGATTGCTTGACAGATCCCCGGGCCCCATGCCATTGTGGATCCATCGGCCGGGCCCCCGGCATGCGGAGCTCAACCCCTAGGGTTGGTTCCCCCCGGGCCCCGGCCGATCCCCCGCCTAATCGCGGGGGCTTGACAGATCCCCGGGCCCCATGCCATTGTGGATCCAACGAACGGGCCCCGGCCGGTTCGCAACCTTACCCCATTCTGTGCCTTTATGCGCTAGTTAGCTTTCGACTGAGACGCGGCGGGATGCCGCGCAAACCTACTGATACAGGTGACGTGTGATCCACGGCCCCATCGCAAATCCCTCCGCCTATGGCGCCTGGTGACTAGCGAGCAAATTCCTAGGGGTGGGAAAGCACTGATCTGAATCGACCGATCCCCCCAGGGAAGGTAGCCAGAGTGTGGAGGGAGCTGCAATGCTCCTCCGTCAAAGGACGCGACGACGCCCTCGCAGGGAAAAAGCGCCCACACCAGCAGCCTCAGCCGTCAAAGCCAGTCACCCGTGAGGTGGCCAAGGTGGACTCGCTGTGCTCGCTCCTATTCCGTAAGGCCCTCGGCGATGCGTATCTTCAGTCTCTCCCCCCATCTCCGGGCAGTGCGTGAGAACCTGAGAATCCCCTACGTCAATGCGTGATAGCTGTTTGTAACAGCCGGTAACGCAGTACCTCTACGGGCCAGGTTCATAGCGTTTCAGGTGGTACGGGTTAGACCAATACTGGGATACATACTCCCGGCTAGGTGATACCTAGCAGCGGTCGCTGTGTGTCGACCGTGGCAATGGGCATAAGGCTCTGCTCAACACACTCAACCCATCTCCCCCAGAAGTTCCCCCTGGCGCACTGCGTCCGGGGGTCTTTTGGCTGAGGTGCTTTGCACCTTCATCCACCCCAAGCTGTGATAAGCATGATCACCCGTAAACAGTACCTGGCGGACTCCACCGCTTTGTTTCACCCCTACTACTTGCAATTTGCCGACAGCAAGCTGCGCTCCCGCGTCATGGGGGCCTTCGGACCTGAAGAGCTTGCCCATTCCACCGATCCCCATTTCAACGATATCTCCCTATCCCGCTGGGATGATCTCGCCCGCAGCTCCTACCCCTTCCTACCTCATAAGCGCATAACGGCTGCCGGCGACTTCTACTCCCTGAGCTTTGGTGTCTGCCTGCTCAAAACCATCGCCCGCGACATCAAGCAAAACCTCCCCAAGGTCGCCGCATGATCCAAGGTCACGCCACCCCCGAGCACTTCGCTCGCTGGGAGTCCCATGCCAAAACGCTGGACCAATACTCCCTTCGCTACATCGTCAAAGACTGCCGCCAAGCTGCCGAAGGTATGCGCGGCTGGAATCCCTCCCGTGAGGGCTACTACCTAGACCAAGCCGCCACCTATGGAATGGAGCTCACGCTCCGCAACCGCACCCTCCCCGCCGGACTGCGAGTCCGCTGACCCATGCAAAACCTAGGCCGCATCACTAATCACCACTTGGTGATATCTGACTCCGAGCAAAACGATTTAATTAACGCTCTGGCGTTCTTCCATGCCGTCTTTGACCCGGCTCGTGATGTCCCCACCGCCGACCTCATTAGAGAGTGGCGGGACGTTGCCGCAGATACCAACCTGCGCCACGTCGACAAACTAGCAACCCGCATCGCCCAACTTTGACCCCATGAAGATCACCCCCTACGACAAGGCCACCGAAGTGTGGTTCTTGCTCCACAAAGCAGAGCAACTTGTAATCAACGACAAAGACTACCACCCCAACGTCCTGCAAATGCTCAACAATTGCATGGACATAGTTGAGACCCTCCAACACGACATAGAGGCATCCGGCAACTGAAGCACCCCCGGAGCCGTCCCCTGCGGTCGGCTCTCTGGGCGCCTCGCGCCTTCATCCACCCAAGCTGTGCTCAGCCCCTCTTTATGGCAACCCGATCCGCCATCGGCTACGCCCTGCCCTCCGGCAAGGTCCGCGCCGTCTACTGCCACTGGGATGGCAACCCGTCCCACCATCTCCCAATCCTTAAGGAGCACTACAACTCCGTCCGCAAGGTGCAGGCCTTGATCCGCCCCGGCTCAATGTCCTCCCTGCGAACCACCGAAACGTGGGACCGCGACTGCCAACGTGACGCGCAGCCCCTCTACCACCGAGAGCGGGGAGTCGGCCCCTGGTGCGCCGACAACGACAGCGATTACGGCGACCCCCCGTACTCCGTCCCCGACGCCGAAGCCGCCGCCCATTGGCGCGACTACGGCTGCGAGCACCTCTACGTCTTTCTTCCCGGCTACGGCTGGATACACCGCGCCCTCTAAGTAGACACCCTCTCCACCATGCCAACCAACCCCAACGGGCGGGTCCTCTACGAGGGCCCGTCGATGCTTGATGGCGCCCCCATCGTCGTCGTCGCCACCGGCTTCGCCGAAGACTCCGGCAACGGCAAGACCGGCTCCATGATCCAAACCTGGATCCTCCGCGCCGACCTCCCCCCGCACCACGCCTTCAAAGCGCCCGAGGGCGCCTCCGTCTGCGGCGACTGCCTCCACCGCCTCAACCGCACCTGCTACGTCCTGTGGTACCAGGCGCCCCTAGCCGTCTGGAACTGCTGGCGCACCGGTGCGGGCTACGCCCCGGCTTCGCCGGCCGACTTCGACGGCCGCGACCTACGCCTCGGCTCCGCCGGCGACCCGGCCGCCGTGCCCCGCTGGATCTGGGAGTCGATCCTCCCCCGAGTGCGCAAGCGCACCGGCTACACCCACCAATGGCGCCGGGGCGTAGGCGCCTGGCTTCGCGGCACGGTGCAAGCCAGCTGCGACTCTGTGCAGGATCTGACCGACGCTCGCGGCGCCGGCTGGCGCACCTTCACGGTGCTGCCCCTCGACACCCCCGACCCGGCCGGCACCGTCCACTGCGCCGCCTCCACCGAGCGCGGCAACAAAACCAACTGCGCCGCCTGCGGCCTCTGTGACGGCGCCTCCGCCGACGTCTCCATCTGGGCCCACGGCACCTGCGCCGCCCACGTCCAACCCTCTACCCCTGTCCTCGCATGAACCGCTACTTGCTACTCGGCCTCGCCTTTGGCCTCACCCTGGGCGCCGCCATCATCCTGAGCACCCGCGCGCCCTCGGCGCCCTCCGCCCTAGCTGACCACCGCACCCTCACCCACTACCCCGGGCCATGAACCACCGCGTCCCCGTCGACTTCGTCGATCCCGCGCCCAGCGTCGCCGCCGACGTGATCTACTTCGCCTACTCCCCCGACCCCCTCGGCAGCGGCGACATCCGCCTAGCCGTCATCTACGCCCAGGGCACCGGCTACCGCGTCTCCTGGGACTACCCCGGCCTGGGCGACTACGCCCACCGCGACATTAAGGAATGTGAAGCGCACATAGTCGCCCACGCCCTCGCTTGTATAGAGGCCTATGTGCGGCAAGTCGAGCTCTCCAACTAGATTGCTTGCGCTTCCCCCACACACCTGCTAGCTTTCACCTACTTCCCCACCCCCATGCAAGTCCGCCACACCCGCACCTACAGCCCCACGGGCACCATCGGCCGCCGCCTCTCCAAGGCCTACGCCACCCAGCTCGAATCCCAGCGCCTCACCGCCGAGCTCACCGGCCACCGCCAATGGCTAGGCACCCGCATGGTGCAGCTCAACCTCGACCGCATCGAGCACGGCGACCTCGTCGTCACCCGCAAGGTCCGCCACCGCTGGACCTACACCCCCGAAACCGAGGCCGCCATGCTCGCCCTGCGCAAGATCCAGGACCGCGAGCAGGCCGAAGGCCTGGCCACCGACTCCCCCACCGTCTACGTCTCCCTCTCCACCAACTTCGCCCCATGAACGCCACCACCCTCTCCCCCACCGAGCTGCACCGCACCTGGGTCGCCATCGAGCGCAACGGCGGCGGCTTCTGCGAGCGCCTGGCCCGCGCCTGGTTCCACGCCGACGACCGCAACAAAGCGCGCCTCGACATCGCCTTCGAGCACCTCCTCACCGAGTTCGGCCCCGGCTCCATCTACTACGTCAACCGCGCCCTCTGATGTACGAGTTCATCTTCGCCCGTCAAACCCCCGGCCCCCGCGCCGCCCTCCTCCAACGCGTCACCGTCACCGCCCCCACCGTCACCGACGCCTGGGCCCTATTTGAGGCCCTCTACCCACAGCGCCACTTCGTAGCCTTCACCTGCACATGTCTGACCTCACCCTCCCTTCGATCCACCTCAACGGCACCGGCCGCCGCATGCTCACCGAGGACTACACCACCGCGTACCACGCCCTCCAAGCCGCAATCCGCGCTTTCCAGAGCATCGAGTTCAACGCCCGCGACTACTACGTCCAAGGCGCGGATGCCTTCACCCGAGCACGTCACCAACGCGACGCCCAGCTGCAACACCTAGCTGAAGTGCAGCACTACCTCGAAGTTCACCTCGCACATATCGGCGAATGAACAACCCCTCCTTCAACCTGGCCCAAGTCGCCATCCGCCCCAACTGGTACGACCACCTCGACGCCGTAGAAGGCGCCATGGCCGAGTGCGCTCGCGTCGAGGCCCTCCGCTATGCCGCCGGCTGGGAAGCCGACGAAGGCGGCTGGTCTTCGCACGACGGCACTCCTGAATCTGACTGGGCCGACGAAGGCCTCCCTTTCCCCGAGGACGTTGACACCTACACCGCCTGGCACAGCGCCTATTACCACTACGACGCCTTAGACGAGGGCATTCCGCAATTGGACCCCTACCCCAACGCCTAATCCCCCGGAGGGCTGCGCCTCCGTCACCAACGCAACCACCCCAACCCCCTACCCCCTTCCGCACCATGCGCGACTACTCGCCCAACGTTGTCTCCACCGCCTACGCCGCCAACGGCACCGGCCCCGCTGTCTACGGCCGCTACCGCGACCGCGGCTATGAGGTCAACCCCCTCACCGCCCGCGTCGGCACCCTCGTCCCCGAGAACGTCTCCGCCTCCGAGGCCTTCGCCATCGCCGGCCTGGACTGGACCGCCGCCAAGCAGCCCGTCTACTACCTCGGCGCCGACGGCCCGGTCGTCTCCCCCGAACACTGCGCCATCGTCCGCAGCGACAACTACTCCTGCCTGGGCATCCACGGCTCCGGCTACACCCCCGTGCAGAACACCGCCCTGGTGAACCTGCTCGACTACCTCCGCGAGGACATCCGCCTCGAGAGCGTCCTCTCCATCCACAACGGCCGCCGCGTGTTCGCCACCGCCACCATCGACACCGAGGCCGAAGTCGTGCCCGGCGACAAAGTCCGTCGCTACCTCCACCTCTTCAACTCCCATGACGGGAGCACCGGCTTCGGCGTCTTCTTCTCCGACGTCCGCCTGGTCTGCGCCAACCAGCTCAACTACCTCACCGGCCGCGCCGCCTCCACCGCCTCCGCCAACGGCGATGGCCTACGCCGCAAACACACCTCCTCGGTGACCGCGTTCGCCTCCTCCCTGCCCCACCTGATCGACCTCGAGCGCCGCAGCTTCGCCACCTCCATCGACGAACTGCGCTCTCTCACCTGCATCAAGCTCACCACCGAGATCGCCCGCCGCGTCCTCGAGGCCACCTTCGCCGACAAACTCGCCACCCCCATCCGCGACAAGACCACCGACACCAAGCGCCCCCGCACCCTGGCTGACCTCCCCGAGATCGAAACTATCCGCAACCACTACGCCGGCAACACCGGCCTGGGCATCAACACCATCCCCGGTGTCTCCGGCACGGCCTACGCCCTGTTCAACGCCATCACCCAACACGAAACCCACGACTCCGGCCGCGCCAAAGACGAAACCGACCGCGCCCGCGCCCGCCTCGAGTCCCTCTGGGGCGGCACCAGTGCCAAGCGCATCGACCGAGCCCGCACCGCCGCCCTGGCGCTGGTCTGAGCCCAAAGAAAGACCCCGGGGCTACCACACCCCGGGGTTGGTGCCTTCATCCACCCAGTTGTTACCAACCGAGCCCCCGTAGCTTGCCATGCCCCCTCCACCCCGTCGCCTTACGCTGGCCCTAGGCGCCCCCGCTCGATGCAAATCCCCGACACCCCCGAGGAGCTCTTCGAACGGCTCAGCGACAGCTCCGTCCGCGAGATCTTCTCCAACTACGACGAGCTCAAGCCGCGCCACCGCAAACTCGTCCACATCTTCCACACCGAGCTCACCAAGGGCAACCTCACCGACGCCGCCTTCCTCGACTCCCTGGCGTTCATCACCGTCCTCTGGCGCTGCTTCAACGCCACCGCCCGCCACAACATCGAAGCCCTCATCACCGAGAGCGAAGACATCGACACCGCCTGGATCAACGCCGCCGTCGACTACGGCAAGGTCGAGCAGTTCATCCACTCCATCCTCAACCTCTACGACGCTACCCCCGACCTCACCGAGATCGAAGACAACACCACCTACCAGCTCCGCCCACGCACCTAGCGCCCTTGTCAGACTGAAGCTGCCGGCCCATCCCCGGGCGCCCGCGCCAGCCGGCCCTCCCAGTCTTCACCTTCTCCACGGCTTAGCCGCTGCTCTGGCATGTCTGCGCCCGCATTCGCCGCCTACGACCTGTTCAATGTGACCACAGGGATCGCGCTGTACCGCACCTTCGCAACCCCCACCGAGATCCTCGCCGCCAATGACAACCTCCGCAACCGCGGCTGCCCCAGCCGCTACTACCCCGCCGGCACCTTCCACGCGCCTTCGCTACACGCTCCTCTGTAACGACGGCTATCTGCTGGCCTGCCATGGCCCCTACGACTACCCGATCACAGTCGTAGGTCGCGCTGAACTCGCCACGACCTTCGTCGAATGGGACACCGCAGCCGAGCGCGCCCTTGCCCTGCAACAGCTCGGCTGGGAACCCCTGCGCATCGTCGCCTTCTACCTCCCCACCCCCTAATGGCCGCCCTTGACATTGACACCTACGTTGACCTACTCGAACGCTGCGAGCGCCACTACGCCACCCAAGGCTTCGTCAAGTGGACCGACCTGGCCACCGAGCTCGGCACCTCTCGCCAGCTCATCCTCCAAAAGCTCCAGCGCGCCGTCTGCCGCGGCCTGATCAGCCCCGCCGACCTGGACCGCTACCGCTCAACAGCAGCGCGCACCCGACTGGGCCGCACCAACGAGGACATCCGCCGCGCCAACGACCGCTTGCGTGTCCAAGTAACGCTGACCGCCGACAACCACCAGTGGCTCCGCACCCAAGTGCAGAGCCGCCCTGGCGCCACCACCGGCGACCTCATCAACGGCCTCCTCACCCGAGCGCGCGAATCCGCCCCTTAGCTACCCCGCACCCTTCTCCACCACCACCATGCAACCCACGATCTGGACCTCCCTGGCCCGCTACTGCTCCGAGCTGGCCCCCGTCGTCGGCCCCCTACTGGCGGCCACCTCCGAACTCGCCCAGGCTGTCGACCGGGCCGCCCTCCCCTCCGCCTCCACCCGCACCCTCATCACCACCGAGCTCGACAGCGAATGATCCACAGCGACCCGCTGACCCTCCCCGACGAAGCCTTCCTCACCCGAGCTCGCGCCATGTGCGCCACCAAGGTGCCCCACCCCAACCGCCAGGCGGCCACCGCTGCCATGCGGCGCGGCAGCTACAACGGCACCCCCTACCGGTGCCCCATTTGCGACGCCTGGCATACCACCACCTACGACCGAGCACGGTCCAAACAATTCTCCCGCCGCCTATCGCGCCTCCTGCGCACCTAATGGACACCCACTTCCGCGTCGA